TAAATTAGTAGTGACTTTAACACCTACAATCGGAGAAGGATAAGTGTTCCAAAGATTACCTTTGAAGTCTATATCGTTGCCACCTGTCTTTTGACCACAAACTTCTCCGCTACCTACCATGTGGCGACCAATTGTAAATCCACCTTGTCCTACATCTCTGTCATCGAAATGGATGATGATTTCCTCATCAAGTGTAGAAGGCAGGAAAGTGTTGTCATTAGCGAACTTTTGTCCGAATTGCCTGTAGAGTAACCTGATAGTGTGGTTATCTCCTCTGTGGTCAGTAAATCTCAAACCATACATGGGAGACTTGCCTATGTTTTCAGCCTTCATATCATCTGAAGGGATATAACCGTCACTGCTAGCCTGTACCGTAGTAGCAGTCATAGCGGTAGCAGCATTACTAGCATTACCATATCTCGATACGTTAGTAGTGCCATCGTTATCGAATCCCCACTTACTAAGGTCAGGTGCCCAACCGGGTATACCTGCTTGCGTTATACCACCAAAATTGATTCTAGCCTTGGCCTTTGTACCTACTCTCAGTCCGTCTACTAATACCGAAGCAGGGCTTTTTGTTTCAAAAGATTCATTCAACAAAGTGTTAGCGTTTCTTCCGCTAACTAACTCTGTGTTAACAGTAGACATTACTGACTGGCTATCTACTCTATCTGCTCCTAAGTTCAAGTTGTTTAGTAAAGCATCATCAGGATTTTCAGGTGGCAAATACTCCTTCAACGTGGTAATAGGTGCAAATGGTCTACCGAATCTGTTGATAGGCATAGGTGCAGGGTGCATATTCTCTCCAGTTATTTCGTCAGGTTGACACCAGTAATTCCTGAATCTACCACCGTGTCCTATTAGATACTGAGGCTTGTAAGCCGTCTGCGCTTTACTACTGTCTAACCAAGTACAGAAATTACGACCAGCCGCACCGGGTATAGTAGAGTGGATGATAATTGAAAAGCCTTGATTACCGTCTGAATCTAATACGACTCTGCCTAAGTGAGCCCTCACATAACCCATGTGTGTTCCTCTATCATGGCTCGCAAATGCCGTGTCTACGTTCCAAAACGGAGAAGGGTCGTGAGTAGAGGCAGTCGTAGCAAAGTCAGCGTTCTGATGCACATTGGCAGGGTCGAATTCTTTTCTGCTACCTAGATACTGGTCAGCAGGTTTTCTAGCGTGAGTCTTACCGTTTTTAGCACCGGCTTGATTAATCAACCTAACAACTTCTCTTGCAGCCGATTCAATGTTAGTAACTCCGTCTTTGAGTGAAACCTCTCCCATATCGACAGTTAATCTTCTTACGAAATCCATCTTGGTCCAATGGTCTAGGTTATTCATTCTAGTGTCACTAAGAGACAATGTTGAATTTCTTATACCTTTCATGGCTAAGAATGCAGGTACTACTCTTGTACCGTCAGGCGTATCGAAAAAGGTAGACTGCTCTCTGCTGGTATCGTCTATTTCCTGATGCTTCTCTAATGCGTCGGCTGGTAGCGTTACTGCGTTGTTGTTACGGTCAGTGTAACCGTTGGTAGCAGTATCATCCACTCCTCCTATGTGATGTTCCATGTGAACATTGAGTGCGTTAGAATTCCAAGTAGACTTGTGAGCGTAACTCGCCTCTATGAAATCAGAGGCTTCGCTAGTGTTTAGCCTCTTATTTTGAGTTGGGAAACCTGCTGCTACGTCTAACAATGAGCCTGAGCCGCTTACCGAGTTATCTATGTAACCTGTTTTGTTGTTATCCACTGTGCCTATACTAGCAGTAGCAGCACTAGACTGTACTTGCATGTGCAAATCTTGGAATGCGATGAACTCACGGTCATGCTCTACATCATAAAGTAAAACTCTAGCATAGTCTTGAGTACACTGGTAAGGGTCTAAGTAGGCTACTACAGGTGCAGTTTCGCTTAATCCCATGACATCGTAGTTCAACTCTATCGTTTTGTTGATGTGCTGCACTAAGTTCTGAGCAGTTTCTATACAACTATCTCCAATCAGAAAATTTTCTATCGGAGTGCTGTCTCTAGGATTAGAGTCAAGTGAACCTTCTCCTCCATTAAACCCAGTCCAAACCTCCGCTTCGTTAAGCGTACCTCTGCTTTTACAGAATAATCCTTCAATAGCATGCGGATTAGTGTAATGCATGTTCATCCAAACAGTGTCACCTTGTCTTAATCCGCCGACGCAATAAGGATGGGCCCATGCTCTGCTCAAGAAAGTCTCTTTCACTTTTGGATAAGTACCTGATGCAGTAGCGTACAAGTCTTCTACGTATATTTCATCACCAACTGAAGGTGTAAAACCACTGTCAGGGCTAGTGATTGTAAGCACGTTATCTGACCTATTATTGTAGAATCCTCTAGTCACTGTACCACTGGCATTCTTCCAAGCCACTCTGAAATTGTAATCTGAATCAGGAGACTTTATCGGGAATAAACTAGCATCGTCTAGTGTTATAGAAGTGGCAGGGCTACCTGTGACCGATGTAATCTTACCCCTAGGTCGCTTTGATTTAATCTTGGGCAAGTGAGGGTTAGAAGTAGGACCGGACCTTAGTTCAACTGCACTTACATACTGTTTCAATCCGTAATCTACGTTGCCACCTTGGGTCATTACATTTGAACGGTCGAAGTAGAAAGAACGGCGGTTTTCATAACCAGCACTAATCAAACTTGGATTGTCAGCCATTCCGCTGTAATTCATATCTTGGTAGCCCGGTGCTGGTGATATATGAACGCCGACTCTTATGTCTCTCAAAAAGTGCTCACTGAAGGCATGGTCACCTCCTGAGTTAATTACAGTCAAGTAATGGTCAGTGGTATCTCTAGCACTGTAGGTTACCCATTCTCCGTTAGATAGGAAAGCCCTACGGTAACGTGCACTCCCGCCTAATCCAGCAACGTCTACAGGAGGAGCAGAGGGTATAGGGAATACGTTAGCATCTTCTACATAGATACGATAATTAGCAGAGTCGTAAGGTCTAGTTACCTTTGTACCGCTACGATGAGTGTCGTTCTGTATAGCGTAAGAAAACGGTCCAAACAGTTCAGGGTCTTGAGGAGATATTGAATTAGGCCTGCGACCAACCGGACTTGGATTCCAAGAATGAGCAGTGTGGGTAGCATCTATGTGCAATTTCATACTGTTATTAGGTCCGGGGAATATACCTTCTTCCGGCCTATCGAAGAAGAATTGCTCAAACAAAGGTATCTCGACAAGCGCTCTCGTACTAGCGTACTGCGTACCCAACTGGTAGTCATGCTGAACAGTGTCAAGAGTTTGGAACAACCTGTCATTGATAGTGGTCCCGTCATTACACATTGATTCTTCACTAAACTTGTCATCGACATGTAACAAACTACCTGTAGTTATACCAGTAGATGTAATCCAATCGCTCAATGAGGCCGCTTCCGAGCCATCGGCTAATACAAATTTACCTGAGCCTAAATGAGTAGACCCTGAATCAAATGTAAAGGTAGTACCTGTTTTACTAGTATACTCAGCACTAGCAAACCTCGTCTGCTCACCTTGATTACCTGCTATCGCTAAGTATATTCTACCTTTCTTAGGGAAACAGTAAGTGCCCCAAGACTGCAAATCGTCCGCTTTGTTGTTAAGCGGAGTAACTACCACTGTCGTACTAGTTGTAGAACTCACGGCAGTTTGACAATCTCTGCGAGTGTTCCAAGCCAGTCTGCTCAAAGGACTAGGGTCCCAACTCTCTTTGGTGTTTATAGCACCCTGACCCGGACCGCCCAGTGTCATTGTGACTACAGGAGCGCCCGGCATTATTTCCTTAACAATGTGAGAATCAGGGGCCGCTGAACCTTTGACGTATACACTTGAAGAAGACAAGTCACTTACTAAACCGTGCGCTGTCATGATGGTGTTGCCACTAGCATCATCTGCAAAAGAAAGTACTCTACCACGAGAAACTAGGTTCTCTACACTTATGTGATTAGCCAAGTTACTACTAGAATTCAACTTAGACAGTAAGTTAAATCTCGCTTTGTCACTGGGCTGTATAATTAACTTGGTAACCCTACCACTACTTTTGTGCTCTATGATATCAAAGTACTCGTGTATACAAGAACTCTGATTAGCGGTACCCTTGCCTATAATCTGAGGCTCTGTGAATAACTCATCTGAATCTACTAACGCTTCTCCTGTACCCCCGCCTATTGTGATTGAGGCACTAGTCACTGCTGTGACAGTCCCTATATTCTTACCGTTTGCTTTGTATATTGAATTACCAACAAACACTACTGTCGTAGCATCAACGCCTGTTACTGACATTGAACCGCTATGACCTGAGGCGTAGCCTGAGGAATTCTGTATTGACAATCCTATCCTTAACCGCTCTCCGTTAGTAGCGTTCTGATTTCTAAGCGAATCTGTTACAGAAAAGTCACCCAGCCTAGCCTTGTTACTTCTCACTATGACTCTGTGGAATACAGACTGTCTATCGTTAAGTTCGGTAGTGGCTAACGAAATTGCTTGCGGAGTAGTTTGAGGCGAATCAGTTGAAGTCAAAGGTAGATAATTTTCAGGACACAAGTCTCTATTCAGTACGCTCTCAGCCACTTGCCCTTCGGAGTTTTCACCTTCTAAATCACCGTCTAAATAACCAAACATTTCAGGAGTGTCAAATCCAATTACTCCTCCAGCAGACAGTAGGCTCAGAGGTCCTTTTTCTAAAGAGGACCTAATTACGTCTAATATGGAAGTGGAACCTGTAACTATAGTACTGACTTTAGGTAGCGTCTTGCTCAATAAAATTTTAGGAGAGCGACTTGTCAGTTTTACGATTGCACCAGTTGTAGCAAGTGTGTAGAATGCAGAATCAACTGCGCTTGTAAAAGTCAAAGTCTTGGCAGAATAATTTATCGTCGCTACTATACTAGAACCAGCAGATGCTTTTGTTCCATTTATGTTTATGAGATTGGCTTGTATAATCTCTCCGTCATATCCAAAAGACTTGACGCTCTCTAATGTAAGAACAGTGTTACCACCGCTTATATTTGCAGTTAATCTTGAAGAAGAACCTGTGCCGAATTGACTACCGTTCAAATCCACTGCATTGTAGTGTAACTGTACAAAAGGAGCGTAATTATGCTCTGCTAAGTCAGGAACAGACAATATAGCAATTCGACTTTCTTTAGAAGGTACAACGTGCTTTATTGCTCCGCTTTCGTTATCAGAAGAAACAGACTTCAGCATAAACGGCTCTATGTCGAACGACACGCCTCCTACTGCTAATATGTCTCTTTGAGTATCATCTATGTCAGCCATTCCGTTTTCTATAACTTCTGTCACATATCCTCTGTTTGATATGGATGTCAGTTTAATGTCACCGTGGGTACTGTAACTTGATACCACGCTCTTTACCGGTACAGTTGACCTTATATCAGAAAATTGAGAAGGGAAAGCGGCAGATATTACGTCACTACCTATGTCCAGTTTCTTTTCAACTTCGTGACTTTCTGTAGGCGGAAGCGTACCCATGAACGGATGGCTGGTCACATGGTTCAGTATATGCCTACCCGAATGACCTGCTAAAAACTGACTACCTACATTACTAGTACTAGCAGAAAATTTGTTGTATTCATGAGAATCAATCGCCATGCTTTGAGAGAACATTATACCGTTATTGCTGAAATCACTCTCGTCTATTATGACTTGACCTTGCCTTTGAGAAAACTGCGTACCTGTACCGTATGGCTGGAAATCATTACCGTTACCTGTATCTACTATGCAGTCGCCAGTTATTATGACAAATCTACCTGCATCATGGTTCGCTAACGCTCCTCTTCTACCTGTGCTAGCGTTAGATGCGAAATCCAAGTGAATAGATTCTACCGTAACGGTACCGGCACTTGCATCTATTGACATCAGCCTCAATCTTTCAGGAGACTTGTTAGTGGGCTTACCAGTGTTGAGATTGTAACCAAGAGGGTTAACAAGTATGTTGTAAGGTACTTTCGGTATAGAAACAGTAGCAGATGAAGAAGAAGAGTAAACTGTGACGCTGTAATCACCACTACTGTAAGGACTGGTGGTAAAGTCTATCGATGTCAATCCACTTTGACCACTTAGTTCGTCGACTAAAGTTTGAGCAGCACTCGTACCTATTGTGATTGTAGAACTAGCAGAAGTAGAGGCGGTTATTGCTGGAGTAGTGGTTATGGTTTTGACAGGAGATACAGGCTCTTCAAATCGCCAAAGCCCAATTGTGTTATCGCTTTTGACAGGAGCGTATTGCTGATAACCTGAAGGTAGTGCTCCAGTTGACCAATGAACGGCCTCTAACGTCCCTCTGAAATCACCACCCCTTCCTCCAAGATACATATGGTTCTGTTGAGTAACTAATTCATGCACCTCCTCTAATTCCTGAGATACGGCTAAATCACCATTGACAAACATACTGATGGTCTTTCTATCAAATATGACTGTGACATTAAGTAACTCTCTGTGACCTTCGTTTAGAGCGCTTACATCATCCTTCTCTGCATCAGTGGCTAAATACGAATTGTGTAAAGCACTGTTACTAGGAAACTGTATACCTTCCCAATATGCTATTCTACCGTTAACTTTAGTCACTGGCCTAGCAGTGGACAACGTATAGATAGCGTCTCTACCACTGGCTTGATTTCTTAATCTGATTTCAAAAGTGGCTGGCGCAGGGCTACTAGGGCTACCAACTGTAAGTCGCATTACGTTTTCTTGTTCAAATATGACTCCGCCGCAATCAGGTATGAACCAAGTTTCTAGCGTAAAAGAATTGATAGCAGTAGGTAATGCCGTTCTTTCTTCATTGTACACTCCGTGTATGTTTTTAGAATTGACTGGCACCAAAATGCTGTCGCTTATTCCATTGAACTTTATTCCATATCCGGGGTCTATTGTCAATGTCATATCATACACCTATTACGAAGTCTGTGGCTACTAGAAGTAAACTGTATGCGTAGTAGTTGTTGCCAGCATCATATCGCACATGAAGTTTCTCCGGCATTATCCTAATACCGCCGTCATTACCATGAGGATTGGTTTTCAAAGTTACAAAAATATCAGTAACCGAAGAGGTAACAAACCCTATCAAACTAGTTACATCATCTACTATACTACCGAACCACTCTCTGAGTATACTATCTTTATCTACACTGAAATCAGGCTTATTACCTCCGGCATCTCCAGTCAGTAACAAACCGTGCATAGGCTCTGACGCAGCCCTATTATTGGCTATCGAGCCTTTTTCAGAGGCTGGTATTTCACCGAAAGTTAAGAAGAAGTTCCTAGCAATGCTAGTCACTCCTGAACTTGTAATAAGACTGTCATAGGGTATCTGTATACCAGTAAACAAGTCTCCTGAAGTCTTACTTGAATTTGAAATCAAACCTATCAAATCCTGCGCTTTATCTCCCGCTGATTTATTAGCGAAGGAACTGAACGAGTTAGTTGAATTGTAAGACTCTATGAATTCAGATATACCTTGACTGAATAACCTAGGGTGTTCTATTGACTTATCAGGTTTATAGATTTGCTCTATCATAAGCACTGCATTACTACGAGTTACTCTGAATGTAGTAGGTTGGCCGCTATTGAACAACTTACTGTCACCTTCAGGGTTGAGCCTAGTTGTTGTAAATGCAAGTAAATTATCACCTAGTTGAAACGCTGACTCTACTATTTCGGCTAAGTTAGCAGCAGGGCTACCACTTGCTGTCGCCAAGCCCTTGATGGGTATAGAAATCTCTATGTCATTATAGGCGGCATCACCTACACAAACGCCACTGCCTAAAGGTGCTGATGTAAATCTCCTAGAACTTTCATATTGAGGAGTAGCGCTACCTCCGGCTACTACGGGAGTTTTGGTAGCGTCGAAGATAAACTTGATTCCGTAGTTATTGTCAGTACCTGCGGTGTACTCATCTGCATCAGGTAAAGAGCCAGTAGGTCCTCTACTAGGGTCTTCTAACCAGTAAGACGGTACGAGTTTGATATACTCGTTATTCAGCAAATCTTCAATACCATCGTTACTTTTGTTGAGGGTTATTTCAGTACCTTCTAGCACGTCAGCCTCTATTTTTCTATCAAGCGTCAAAGTAATGTCAAAATTATCATTGGGTATGTCCACATAGCGAGCGTCTGTTACAAATCCCAAAAATTCGTTTTTGTAATTGAAACACTTAGGACTTGCATAAAGTCTGTCGTTAACGGATATAGCCACTGATAAAGCAGCAGTAAACGTAACACTGACACCAGTAACGCTTTGTACTATACCTAGTAAATCACCGTTATCGTTCTCTATCCTATCACCTATGTTAATCAAGAGCGAAGGTATTACAGACACTCCGCCTACGGCTGCTGATATGTCTAGTGCACCTGTCGCTCCTATTGAATAACTATCTGTAAATTTTATACCAGTAATAATCCTAGTAGTCGGGTCTTCCGTAGGTTGACAGCCGGGATGACTGTAATCGTAAGTTCCGTCAACTACGTTAGATATTGTATCAGTAGAGTTTTTTCTCAAACTATTGGTCACGGTGTAAGTGTTTGTATAAAACACACGAGGTCCGTTAGAAGTAGCGTACTTTACCGGTTTGAAAGTAGAAGATGACTGAGTGGGCAATATGCTACCGAAGTTGATTATGGTTCTCATAGGAGTTACTGATAACAAATCCTCTGCGCCTGTAACTCCTGATATGTCAGCACCTTCATCATTTGACAATATACCATTTATTTCCATAGTAACTCTAGGTATGTTAGTATCGACAGATATTCTTTTGAGTACGTTGCCCGGTGTAGGGAAAGCACTTACGTTTCGGTCAACTGCTATGTCTATACTTTGTGCATCTAAATCTACAGATATCTCTCCGTCGTTGCCAGCAAGAAGTTTAATTGGTATAGTCATTCTATCACCTCACAAGATTATATCGGCTGCTATGAATTTCAAACTGAACTCATAGGCTTTCATCGCTGCATCTCTCTTTATGGTAAAGTCGGTGACAATACCACTTATGCCATTTTTCAAATATCCTTCAGACGAATGAGAGAACGACCTAGAAGCATGTACGTCGTTAGCACTCGATAGTTTGTCAGAAGTGCTACCTTCTGTAGTCAAGAAAAAGTTTCTTTGGGCAACTTCGGCATCAAGTGAATTTTTACCCTTAGTTGTCAAAGAATCGTAAGGTATCTGTATACCTCTGATGTAATCGCCACCTGAATCGTAACCAATCACGTTGTTAACGAAATCAGCACCTAGTTGTAATATATCAGTCGCTGCGTTTATTTGAGGGTTAGATGTGAAGTTGTTACTGTTAGCAAGTATACCGAGTAAGTCCTGTACTTTGTCACCAGCACTCTTTACTTTCTTTCCGCTTCTGCCACCTGAGAACCCTTGTATAACCGGTATCTGTCCTACTCCTAAATTGGTGTTAATAGTATCAGATAGACTACCCAAAGAAGAAGCGTGTTTTTGAGTCAAGGTCAAGCGAGAAGCATGATTACTGGCCGAAGTAGAAATGGTAGCCGTAAACGCATTAGCCATTGTTTGGTTATTGTTAGCGTCAACTGGTCTACCCATGTCTATGTAATCAGCAGTCAGCGCTTTTGATAGCAGGTAAATCAGGTACTCGTCTGTCCTAGTTATACCGCCACCAGTATCTCTAGGCGCTGTGTTTTCATGGTCAGGGAATTCAGGACCTACTGCCTTTTCAGGAGCGGCCTGCTCATCGAATGTATCGGCGTTCTTTATTGGTATGATTAAAACAGGAGTCAATTCCGTAGAAAACAAATTGGCTACGCCGTAATCAACTGCATCGATATATATCTCATCACCAATGGCATGAGGCTCAGCCGAACCATATTTGTTAGCATAGTCTATGGTAAAACTGTAAGTACCGTCTCCATTGTCAGTTATTGTCTTGACGATACCTGCATATATTTCTCCATTGACCTTTCGCCAAGGACCGTCCGGGCTACGGAAAAGTACACGATATTCACGTTCACTTTCGGTGATTTCAAAATAGTCTTGAGGATTGACTCCATCTACTATTATCTCTTGCTTGTCCGTGCCGCTTGAACCAAAGTCTATTATTCCCATACCCGGAATTATTCTTCTTTTATTGATGAAGCCGTATGGCTCTGAATAACTTGCTACCATGTTTTTATCAAATGCTACACGGATGTGTTTTGTGTCATAATTATAAGAATCACTTTCGTAGTAATCATGCTCTGATTCTCGTATTTTTATTCCGTGCTTACGGGCTAGATAGCCTTCTACTTTTTCTAACTCTAAAGCGTCAAGTCTCCTATTGTAAAAAGCGATTTCATAAATATCTCCTTTGAAGAAATCACTAGCATCTTTGCCTATGTTAAAAGCCGAAGTATCTTCGGGCGTAAAGTCAGTAGAAGTGTCTTGAGTAGATAACCCATCTATGAAAAACGTAGCAGTATCTGACTGAGCATTAGCGTTAGTATCGTGCATTGTTACGGACAAAATGTGTTTATCACCAATCATGGTTACTGCACTATTACTGTTTAAGGTGTTAGAAGAAGTGCCCTCCCACTTGAACGTACACCTAGTGTTGCTTCTGTCCATGACTAATGAATAGCCGCTATCTGTCTCATCACTGGAACTGATAACTGGTTGGTTACCTGAGCCAGCGTTATTTTTACAAGCCACAATAAGAGTAAATTCTTCTGAGTTCAGAAAAGGACTGTTAGCAATCGACATGAAGTCGTTAAATCCATCAAACCTAACGGCTGTATCAAACTCAGAAAGTCGCACGTACTTTGGCTTTACAGTTGCACTTGATTGTGTTGCATTCCTACCGTTACCGCTACTGTCTGCCCAAGTAGATACTTCGTCATTATGATTGAGTGTACTTGCTAAAGAGTCAGATTTCAAATGCAATTGTAAGCCATTAGTGACAGGTATTCCTAATTCACCTGAAGCCTCCACCCAATATGCTAGTGGAAAATCGATGTATCTCTTGTTCCAATAACGGAGTATTCTGTTGCCGAAGTCTGTAAAATCACTAGGTATAGTACCACTCGACCCTCCAAATCCACCGCTAAAGCCACCTGTGAAACCAGTAGCCGTCAAACCACTTGACGCAGAGCCGCTATTGAAAGATGAAGTTATACCAAAAGTAGGTGTGCCGCCTCCACTATTGAGCGGTTGACCCCAGTTAACAACTTGCTGCGGCTGAAATAAATCGATAGTAGCGGTGGCTTTTGATGTCGCCTCTTGTCCTAAATCGTCTGTAAACACTCCGTTTATTTCTACGGCCACTTGAGATTGATTGAGGTCTATACCCATACGCTTTGCGTCAAAGAAAGGAATACCAAAGTTAGACTGTACTCTTTCGACTACGATGTCTATACTAGTAGCATCAAGAGAGATAGTGTCACCATTCTCTTGTACCAGTTTGACTGGCATCCTTTCTCCTTCGTCTGCCATCTCAGCCGCTCCTGTTGAATCCACTTTGAGTCAATGAGCCGCCCATCTTACTTCTCAATTCTTTAGTTACCATATTGCTGATTTCTTTAGCCAGTGCCTTTTTGTCACTCTTGTCAGTTACACCGCTTACGTCTATTCTTAGGTTAACTGTGATGTCAGGAGCGCTAGTCGCTTGTGTTGCTGTAGCAATAGGCTCACGGTTTGCACCAGTGGCTGGTGCTTGAGTACGATTCATAGTTTGCTCTAGCCCGGTCTGTACTTCTTTGATTGAGTCCTCTATTTGGTGAAAAGGCTCTAAGTTGCTCAAGTTTCGCAAAGACTCCGTCAAATCTTTGGTATTGCTCTTAGTCATTGACATAGAGTTAGTGAACTTGTCCATCTGCTGTTGCAGGGCCTGCATGCTGTCTTTAGCAGACTTACTATACTCTTTGAATTTCTCCATCGCTTCTACAGAGCGGGGGTCTATGTTACCGTCCATCATATCTCCTCCACTGGGGGCACTACGTCATAGCCCAAGTAAACTGCGTTGTCAGGCAACTTTTCTTCACCGTGCATAGCCTGTGCCCAGTACATGAGTTGCTTTGCATCATCCATACTCAATTGCCTAACCTCCTGTAAATTCATGTTATAATGTGTCATCAAAAGGTACTCCAGCCCTTCTCGTTGGTAGCGAAGTCTGTCAACGACGGACTTACCGTGGATAAATTGTTTGATGTTACCGACTTCGCTTCCCGAAAAACTAACCATTCCATGACCTGAGAAGGGTCAGGTAGCAGTTCTGCAAGCGCTCTACCTTCCTCAGGTGTCAGGTTTTCCATGTCGAAATAGTCATCGTAAAGCAACCAGTTGTTGAAAGCGTAACGCCAGTAGTCAGAGAAATCTAAATTACCATTCATGAACAGTGGTGCTACCTTTTGAATATCAAAAAATGTCAAGCGTTTTGCTGATATTTGGTAGGGTAGGCCGTTTATTTCTATTTCATTCTTCTTCGGTTCCTCCGACATACTTACTCACTTCCTTGTCAGAAGCCGCCTCATTAGAGGGGGCCTCCTCTGATTTCAGGTGAGCGAACGGGTTATCGCTGGCTCTCCCTGCTTCAGGGTCGAAGAGGTATTCTCCACCTTCTTCTTCTTCTTCTTCCTCAACGGGAATTGCAAAATAGGAATTTGGGCTAAGGGACATCCAAGTTCTCATCGGCATGGTCAGTCCTCCTAACAGTGGTACTCCGTATCTTCGCTTATGACTTTAATGTTTTGAGGCTTTATCTTCATAGTAGTGAAGAGCAAACCTTTGTCATCAGGCATAGGTATCGGTAACTCGGTTATGAAATAGTCATCTATGATTATTCTCAGACTAGGTGTAGTGCCGGAATCACCTGTTGTTACAGGTTTGGTAAAGTGCAACATTATGACACCGCCCTGTGCGTTAACAGTACCACTTCTCTGTATGTGAGTTCTTAGTTCGTGATATATCGTTTGGCTTTCTAATGCAACTGTGATTTCCATTTCAAAGTCTTCACGCCCTTCTCTTACTATGCTAGCGTTACGAGTACCACCATAAGGTATCTGCTTTAGACTTAGGTTAGTGGAAGAGTCAACGGACTCTGCTACAGGGTTACTCTGTATAGTGTGGAATAACTCGACACCTGTTTTACCTCTAAGTTCAAACGCTGTGATTAGATTGATATCTTGATTGAATGCACTAATTGTACCGTTGTAAAACATAAACGGCTTTTCAGAGCCGCTTGCTATACCGCTAGACTTTCTACCTTTCAAAGTATCAGCCGTGTTTTGGAACATACGATGAGCAGTGTATCTGTCACCCTTGTTAGAGGATTCTAGTCTACCAGTGTCAGTATAACAAGCAAGCGCATCGAATACGCACCTGTACTTTAGTTCAGCATCTGTGGTAGAAGATATTTCCCATTCGACTATCTTACATCCTTTGAATATACGAGTTAATTGCTTGCTGTCACCTTCACTGTCAGGTGCCACTGTAGATTCGCCTGTCGCATTGAAAGAGCCTAAATCTCTAGTCCTAATACTATGTTCTATCGAGAAACTAGGTATAGTCTCAGCAGAGAAAAGTAATCTGCGTACTGGATTAGTGATTGTGCGAGTAGTATTGACGTTAGGACTACCATTAGTGTTAGAGTCATGATATTGCCTAAGTTCAAGAGTGTCACTGGTAGTATGTTGGAACTGCCAAGCGTCGTCTACATACAGTCTGAATCTACTACTGCCTAAGTCTTCTATAGCGCTTATTCGCCTGCACTCACTACTTTCAGCCCACTCAAAGTGATAACTGTCACCCGATAAGTTAGAGCCTGAAGACTCAGAAGGCCAGTATTTGTCATTGTCTTTTTGAGGAGTTTTGTAAGTAGTGGTGGGCACTAAGGTAGTATCTTTGATGAGTAAGTAATCACCTACAGCCGCATCAGTACCGGAGCCAAACCTAACACTTCCGCTCTCGCTGCTTGTGACATCTATGTAACCTTGACCGGGCGCTACATTTGCGTATATTGTAGGTACTGGGCTAGAAGAGTGCGCTAGTAATCCACAAGTATCTTTGCTCACTACTTCTCTACCAAGACTATAGTACAACCACTTGGCACTGTGCATAGGTAATTCTAGCGAGCCGCCCATGTGATGAACCTTACCTGTTTGCTGAACAGCCACTTGTCTACCTAATCCTACTACGTGGTAACTATGCAAATCGACAGTGGTATCAGGTAAGGTCATGAAACTAGCCAATCCAACAAACTGGTCAATCATACTGACTTCTTTTGATGAGGCAGCCGCAGTGTTCATTGCGAAGTTAGCATCACCTTGTATGGTCGGTAGACCTGTGGAGTGTAATAGGATGGCATCACCTGTCCCGCTGTTTATCGAAGTTACACCTGAAGGAAATCTTAGAGCAGGTACTATTTTCAATACTGTAGCAGATGTAGCGGGCGAATCTGTGTTGTTTTCCAAAGTGTGGTCTACTATTGTATAGACTCTACTTTGAAATGAATTGTTGTAATAACTAGCAAACGCATTAGTGCCCGTAGCAACAGAATGGAAAGTCATCTTTTGTCCTATCAACATACCAAGTGGTACTTTCAGTATAGGCTTAGCACCTTCAAATATACTGGTGTTACCTACACTAGTCGTACCTCTGAACTCCAATTTAGTGTAATCTGTAGCAGATACAGCGGTAAATGTTCTAGGCTGGCCGTGTTCTATCAGCACGCTAGTCTCATGACCCATTGTGACTTCAGAGACATCGCCTTTGTAATGTGCACCAAAACCACTCATGGTATCAACTCCGCTAGTATGACTACTTCTACTTGGAACGTGTGACGGAATAACTTCTTGGTTCTGTCGCTCAAGTCAGTCCTAGTTTTCAGAATCATACGGTCAAAGTTAGCACCGTCGCCTTTTCTTGATACGTGTATTATACGTCGCATCTCATCTTCCATCTTACGTAATCTACTGCGCCCTCTCGTAGTCCTCATGTCTACAGTGATGTTTACTCTAGTTGTGACGAAGTTGTAGAGTAAATCGGGCACTTCTTCATTTAGAGCCGTCTCGTAGCACAGTATGTAATCGTGGCGTTGTAAATCTAAACGCTTACCTCTTTCAGGTCCATCACTTGCGATATCGAGAATAATTGGTTTGATATTGTCAGTGTTAGACCTGTTCCAACCTGTCTTAGCAGAACTGTCATAATCTGCTTTGAGTAAATCAATAACTGTGTTGAGTGGCTCTTTCCAATCTGCCGTCATGCAAACACCACCACTTCCTTGTAACGAGATAAGATTTCCATAGCCTCTCTGCGGAACAGTTGAGCCTTAGAACCTAAATCGATGTTCTGAGTCCCTTCAGGTATCAACACGCTACGGTCATCACTCATCAAGAGTTCACTTGCTACAAGTTTCGTGGCCGCTTCTTCAATCGCTTTCTCAAGATAGCGCTCTCCGTAAATGTAAGACGCTTTGACCGCATTCCACTCAAAATAAGGATAAGAGTTGTTGAAGTAAACTATTCCCATTTCATGGTCTAACCACCAGTCTTTGAGTCTTGCTTGGTCACCACCAGCATCGGAGAAAGCACCTATGTCAGATTGTAAAGCATACTGTGTAACGGTAGTACCTTTTACTCCGCTTCCTGAACTTCCTCCTATGTTTGGAATGAAACTGTTACCCCCTGACATATTACTAACTCCGGTAAAAGTAGTGCTTGTTTTTCCAGTGTACTGTGCTACACGAGTGGTGTCCCCGTTAACAATCATAATCAGACCTTGTGGTAAAAACCCATCAGTACTCGCTACCGATAAAACCGTTTGTGTTGTACTATCTGCTAATCTAGCAGTATGCAAAGCGCCTCCAACAACCGCATCATAGAAATTGACAGTGCTCGTCAAAACTATTGATGTGGCACCAAGACTACTAACGACTCCTAGTAAATCACCATTAGATTGGTAAACCGAATCTCCAGCAGCGAATATACCACTTGGGTCTTGAACTGTATCTATGGTCGTACCAATGTGACTCACCACCGTAAGAGAAGTGGGGTGTACACCTGTTGTAGTAGACTTGCTACTAATTTGTTTTATTGTTAGATTAGTCAAATCACTTGCCGCAATCGATACATTCTCTCCGCCATTAGTTTGACGAAGACTAGTGACTTTTAATTTACCATTGCCGTAGTCTGAATTAGCACTAGCCAATAGTTCGTTATGAGCGGCTACGTTACTCGTGGAACCTTCTACTGTAAACGTAGGAGCGAACTCTACAGCCGCCTTGCTTACTCTGTCTTCTTTATTGATAAGGTCAGCAAGGTTTTGAGCAGCGCTTACTTTATCGAAGTCAGCCCTCCATTTTGTAGAAGCATCGCTACCTTCTTCTAACCTCACTACGCTTCCATTTGTGAGTCCAAAGTATATACTAGCAGCGGAAAGTGCAGACTCATCTACGATTTCTAATCTAGCCTCCGCACTAGCAAGTTCACGGTAACTGTCACCTTGCCACACTTCAAGTCTGAGTATCTGCTGCACGTTTCTAAACAAAAGAGGTACTGTACCTACGTAATCGGTGTAGTAACGTCGCCTGTATGGTTTGTAAGTATCGAAGTTAAGATACTCTGCACTAACAAGATAAGGTCGCCAAGCATTGTGAGTATAGTTGTCAATCCTATCCTGTATCCTACGGATGTGCTTGTTAACAATGTCTTTGGTGACTCCTCTTTTCTTGCCATTAGTAAAGATGGTTTTGTTCTGAATCTCAGTGTTTGCGACTGTAGTATAACTTGCAAACGCATCGTTAGTACCTGCTGCACCCGAATCTAACGTGACTGGTAACTTGACATATTTAGTACCGCTAACGTCTTCGACGACAGGTGTACCAATAGTAAAAGTCTCACCAAGGGGATACAAGTCACTGAATACAAATATAGAGTCGCCACTTTCAAATCCGTGCTCTCTCAAATCTGTACCTGATATGTAGAAACCTGACGCTGAAGAATCGGCAGCAGCAAGCACAGGCTCGCCCGGAGCGATTCCCAGCAGTTCTCCCACCTTATCGCCTGTCGTGTAAACGATAGCGTCAGGGTCTACAGGTCGAGTCTCTGCTTCTCCGGGTGAAAATACTGCTGGCATAACTCATCCTCCTCATTCCTTTTGTCCGAGGTTAAATTCCATTTTCGTGTTACAAGTTCTACACTTGTCAACCCAGCAGAAGTAAAGCATTCCGCAATGCTTGCACCTCGTACCTGAGCCTATGTTGAGAACATCACCCGCATTCTTATTACGATTACGCTGCTTTAGCGTAACGCCCTTTAGAGGGTTTTCTTCGTCTTCAGCAACAGGTGCGTTGTAAGATTCATGGAGGCGTATGCCTCTCTTTTGCAATCTTTCTATGTCGTCCAATCCGAGGCTGCCAAAGGTATCCATGCTCATCCCGTCTACGCTTTGTATATGATTACCAAATAAGCGTTTCCTAAGACATTTATCATTTCAAGCCCAGCAATCGTATCGGCTGTATTAGCATCAGTTACTGCATCAAATCCTGCATCTAATGCAGTTTGTATTGCAGTAGCACCTGAAAAGTCAGCAGGTGATAGTGGACCTACCACCTTAGACTTCAAACCACCTAAACTTGCCATGACTGGTCACCTCAAGAACGGCGACCAATTGCTAAGAATGTACCAGCGACCACGTTTGCTTGGTCAGTTGCTTGGGTAACAGTGATAGTGGTTCCACTTAAAGTGGCTACATCTAATAGTTCTATAGCGACTTCAGTATCTCCTGCGCCGTCAGCAGGGTCTACTGCCTGTGGCGTTGTTTGTGATGGGTTGACTATGAATGCGTCAACACTTGCAAGTAAACTACCTAGTGCAATTGCCTCTGTTGCTGCTCCGCCTGTGTAACTACCTGTTACTATCATTCTATCACCGAAATATGTCGGTCTTGGGTCAATTGTTACTGCCATTATTCTTCATCTCCTATAATTGATTCTTCAACTGCCTCTTCTGCCACTGGCTCTTCGACTGCTACTGGCTCAGGCTCAGGTGCCGGAGGATTTAGTGTTTCCTCCACAAGTCCGAGTAGTTTCGCCTTTGTAGCGTAACCACCGAAATCTACACCCTGTGCCTTGAGCCATGCGCTAATGTCTTTCTTTGTCCAGCCTGCGTCAGGCACTCCATCGTCTCCTCGGTCTACTGTTACCCCTGCATCGCCTTCTACTTTGAAAGCGGTAGGGTTGGTACAGATTGCCACCCTGTGAGTGTCTAGCCATTCCTGACTAACCTCTACAGGTTGTCTCCTTTCCCAATAGCCCTCGTCAGGTCGTCTGCGATAGACAACCTTACCGATGTATGTTACCGTAGGCAAGTTAAATCACCTCAGGCTAGTACTAACCACATTGTTACTCCAGCAGTAGGAGTACCTGTTACAGTGAAAGTAAGTGTGTCACCGCTAAAGGTTACCTTTGTACCTGCTGCTGCTACTTCTGTGTTTCCTAGAATAACCGCTTGAACTGTTGTTGCATCTCCGCTAACTGTCAATGTGTCGCCAGTTCCCGGTGCAGTTGTTAGTCTTCCACAAACTAGTTTCAGACCGGCTACTGCGTTACCATCAGCGTTGTTAGCGACGAATCCAGTTAGTGAGCCCGGATAAGAGCCACCACTGTTACCGTCTAACCAAGCAGTGCTGTCATTAGGTGTACCTGCGTACATATCTAGGGTCAAGTCTGCGGTAAATTCTACTGCGTCTCCTCCACCCGGAGTGTACGTAATTCCATCATGTGTTGTTGCTGCCATAATAATTCTCTCCTATATTTCTCCATTAAATCCTCACTGTAGGTCACGGATAGAACCTTGACCTCCGAAGAATGTTGTCCAAATTTCTCCCATTGTACGGTACAGACCTTCCTGTCCTAGTCTGTTGATTGCGAATGGGTCGCCTGTTTCGATTCCCGACTCAAAGTATTGAGTTGGTTTTGCTGTACTGAAGTACATGTAATCAGTATCTAGCATGTAAATTCTGCTGATACCGTCAGAAGCCATATCCTTTGTTGGGATGATTGGTACACCGTTGTAGGTTGCGACAATGAATCCTGCCTCAACACCCGGTACACCCTTCACACCGTTGTAAGAAGGTACTACTCTCTTTTCTTCCATGAATCTCTGCTGAGCCTGCAATAGTTGCTGGATTCTCATTAGAGTGTCATATCCTGTTAGCATAACCTTAGGGTTACCTCCACGCTCCCAAATGAGTCTGAACAACTCATCTAGGTGGTCGAGTGATAGAGTTCTGTTAGTAGAACCGCTGTCAGCAGAGTCCTCAGCGTATGACCAAGAGTTGCCTGTAGCGTTGCGGTCAATACTGTAGATGTCTTCGTCACCAGCATTATAGTGAGTACCGGATGTCATGCTGTTGTTACCAGTAGTTACACGGTCAAGTGACTCGAAGTCGTTACCTGCAACTGTGGTTACGTCTCTAGTTAGCATTTGGTTGATGTGCTCAGCGTGGTGCTTACCCATCTCTTCCTTTAGGACAGAGCGAATGTCGCCTAGTCCGTCATCCTTGTCATTCAAAAAGATTGCAACCTCAGACATATCGAATGAGTGTGCGATTGTCTTTGGCTTTGCTGCAACATTTTGGAATGTAGGCTTGGTGGTTTCAGGTAGTGTACCGTTCTCTGCAATTCCGCCACCCTTTGATGTAGAAGGTTTTGCGGTTACAACTCTCCAACCACTGCGGTCCCAAGGCTTCTTTGGTAGAATGGAGAATGCGTTGAATTCTTGGTTCAACTGACTCCAAACTTTGCGTCCGTAGATTGCTTGGTAAGTACCAGCGGTTGTGCTCAATAGTGGAGCGTCTGCCTTCAATAGTTCGCTACCAGTGTAAGAGTAACCCATTGAGTTACCTGCACCATAGTAGTAGCGCTCCATGTCGTTAACTGTTCTCATGTAATTTCTTGCCATACTTCATTCCTCCATTCAGTTGTTCCAAACACTCCCTGCTAGGCTGTGAACATCGTCCCAAGACATGTTACCTAGTTGTTCAGTAGATGGAATCTCCACTGAGGAAACAGATTTGCGTAGTTCAGTACCTGCTGCTGGTGCAGAGGCGCTGATGTTGTCAATGCGGCTGCTTAGGTCACTAAGAGCCTTTTCGATGTTAGCAAGTGGAGTTCGTGCGTCGAATGAAGCAGCCTCTCGTGCGTTTGCTTCTGCGCTCAATTCCTTTGATAGTCTGTCTGCGAAGACGTTACCAAGGTTACCCTTGAACTGCTCTTCTAGTGCAGCAGCCTTGTAAACTTCGTAAGCAGCCTCTAAGTCAGAAGCGCTAACTGCATCAGGATGTAGGTATCCCTTTGCAACTTCGCCACTGCCGCCGCTGTTAAGTTGTCCGATAGCATTAGTAGATGGTGAGCCACCTTCTTGTGCACGGCCCTTTACTTGACCTGCGAAGTAGTCTGCTCCATCGCCAATTTGCTCAGGGGTACTACCGAGGTTAGCCTTGCTGATGTTGTCAAAGTGGTTACGTGCACCTACAATGTCTACTCCCTGAGATTTCAGAGTGTTCTCCATCCAGTCCAAGTACTCACTTGTGATTACATCAGAGTATTCGCCCTTAGCCATATCATGTCCGTAAGCCGCTTCTTTGTCATCACCGTCGTTAGCCATCTTTTCACCTTTGTCTTCTTCTTTGTCTTTGTCTTTCTTCTTGCCCTCGATGTGGTCTTTTAGGCCTTCAGAGATTTCTCCCTTTTCCATAGCATCTAGTCTGCCATTTAGCCTGTCCAACACCGTAGACAATTCGCCCAACACGTTATCTTCGTTCATTGTTGTATCCTCCTTCAATATACGGAATGTCGCCTCCGGGTTAATACCTTTTTCACAGATGGTAACT